GGTCGAGCTCGTTCAGTTTCACCAGTGCGCGGGCCAGCCACGGCTCGCCGCGAATCTGACCGGGCCGCAGCACACGGTAGAGATGCATGATCTCGGCGGCCAGCACCCGAACGGTGTCTTGTCTGCCCTGGCCCGACATCGGCGAGAGCCGACCGTCCTCGGGGTGGGATCGATAGAGGTGGTAGGCCACCCGCCGCCCCATCGCGTCGAACTCGATACCGGAGCGCACCACGTTGCCGGAAGGCAGTTCGGTATTGAGCGTCAGCGGCAGGTGCTCGGCTTCAAGCAACTGCAGTTGAAGCGGCACAGCCAGCCGATCCTCGGGGCGGCGGGGACGCAGCCGGATGAAGCACTCGCCGCCCTCGCACATCGCCCGGGCCGCCAGGGACTGCAGGCCGTAGAAATCGGTCTGTCCTGTGGCGTCGGCTTCTTCCGTCCAGTCGCGCCAAAGTGCCTGGACCGCGACGCGGAAGGTTTCATCCTGTGCCATCGACTGCGGCTTGATGCCGGTGCCGACCGCATTGGCGACGAAGGCCTCGATGCCGGCATTGGCCCAGGCGTTCCGGCGCACTAGATCCCGCGATTTGACGCGCAGTTCGTTGGAGGTCGCCAGCATCGCGGCCACTGCGCCGGGATTGCCCGGCATCCACGCGAGCGCCCGGCGACCACGCCCGGCTGCCTCGTGTACCGGAGCCCCACCGAACAGGGTACGGATTCGGGTCATCCAACTCATCAGAAGCCCTTTCCGGTGGTCACGCGGATCTGGCGCGGCGCACGCGGATACAGGCCAGTGGCCACGGCATCCTTGTGCATCGCGGCTTCGACCTCGGCGATGGCCTGTTTCAGTTCCTCGATGGTGCGGTACTCCACCGTCTTGTCGCCGAAAGTGACGCGCTTCTCGCCCTTGGCCAGCGCATCGCGCAGGGCCTGCAACTGCGCCTCGGTGTAGGTCGGCGCGCTCATCGATAGACCACCAGGCTGATCTCGGGCGTGTCGGCCAGCGAGGCCGCCGAACTGGTGCAGACCAGTTCGAGGGAATCGGTGGTCTTGCCATCGGTCGTGCCTCGCGCCGCCGCAAAACGTATGGTTCCCGTCGCGGTATTGCTCCTGCCGGTGGCGACCCAGCAGTACTTGGCGTCGGGAAACGGCGTCTCGAAATTGACCCGGTAGCGGCCCGTCGCCAGCCGGGTCACCGAGGCAACGTTGTAGGCGGCGCGAAGCTGGATCGCCCCGCTCACGTAGCCGAAATTCACCCAGGCGCGGGCAAGTCCCGGATGGTCGGGACGAATCAGCCCCTTGATCTCGGTGCCGATGCGGGCGGCGAGTGCCGACAGTTGGGCGGCGAGGCTCATCCCTTACACCAGCGCCGCGTTGAAGATCGCCACGAAGTCGGTGTTGGGGTCGCCGATGTCGGTGGCGGCCACCGCGCCGATGTTGCTGCGCGCTTGCGTCTGCTCGGGGACGGTCAGCGTCTGCGCGGCATCGAAACGCACGCGCTTGTCGATGGCAGCGGTCAGCGCAGCGATGCCGGTCTGGTCGTTTTGCAACGCCTGCTGGAGTTCCAACAGGGTGTCGTAGGCCGGATCGGCACCGCCAAGGATGTCGGCCTTGAGGGCATCGAGTACCGAGACGATCTTCGACGAGGAGTAGGTGCTGGTCGTGGCGACCGTCAAATCGTCGATTGCCACCGCCGTCAGGATGGCGGCCTTGAGTTCATTGATGGCCGAGACCAAGCTCGACTTATCGGTGGTGGTCAGCGCCGTCAGCGTGCCGGTGCGTCCTTTGACGGTGTTGAATTCCTCTGCGACGCGCAGGACAAAGCTGTTGAGTTGGGTTTGCAGACTCATGGTGTGGTTCTCCAGTGGTGGTGATCAGCTGAACCAGCGGCTGCGGATGACGCGCCGGCCCGTTCTCGGGGTTCCAGAAACAGCGAGGCCACCGCGTTGGGTGGCCTCAGTGGGTTGTTCGATGTGCGGATCAGAATCGCCAGGCGGCGACAATCCGATCTGTCGTTCCAGTTCGCGCCAGTGCCGTTCCTCGAAACGATCCAGACCGGTGGTACTAGCGGCTGCCCGGGCATACACGTAGCAGTCCAGGGCTTCGTTGCGCTCGCGCATCTTCTGCCACTCGCGGATGGCGAAGCCATTGCGGTCGCGGCGGGTGATCAGTTGCTCGGCGCACAACTGCTGCACAAACTCGGCATCAATCTTGGGCAGATGCACGAAGCCGGTGGGATAACGCAGCGTGTTGCCGTCCTCCAGGACGTCTGCGCTCTTCCGCAGGTTGTTATAGAACTCCAGCTTGGCGATGCCGACCGCGACCGAGAAAACCTTGATGCCCCTGCGCAGTTTCTTGCCGCTCTGGGAGAGGTCGACCGCTGTCGGCGTGCCGACCAGCGCCGCGCCCTTGGGCACGCCCTTGACCGCCATCACGCGGGGGTCGCGGGTTAGGCGCACGAAGGTGTAGGCCTCCTGCGTGGCGAAGCCAGTATCCAGTGCAAACCGGGCAAGCGGCAGTTGCACACCGGACTCGTGCGTCCAGGTTTCGGCGATCAGTTCACCGAGCCGTTTCCACACCGCATCGCGGGCGGTATCGCCCATCAGCACCCGGTGCTCGACGAGCCAGGACTCCTTGCCGCGCCCGAATGCCCAGATAGAGGCCTCGATACGATCCTTCTGCACATCGGCCCCGCCGACCAAGAGCAGGCCGCCACTGGGGACTCTTCCCAGCGGATAGTCCTCGCGCCGCTCGATGAGTCGCTGCCAGTCGGGCGCTTCGCCTTCCTCGACCCAGGTTTCGCCCAGCTCGGTGTTCTTGAAGGTTTTGATCGCCGCTGCCGAACCGGATTCCTTATTCACTGCGCTCTCCCACGCGGCGGCAATCTCCCGCCAACTGCGCCAGCCGACCGGGCTGTACAACGACGACAGGTGGAACCCGGCAGTCTTGGCTCCGTTCTCCGGTACCAGGGCACGCCACTCACCGTGTTCCAGCATCCAGGTCTTGTGCTGTTCCAGGATCGGCTCGTCGCACGCCTCGCACACATAGGCCGCCGTCTCGGGTTGTCCCTTTTCCCATCGCAGCTGTTCGAAGCGCAGCCACTGCCGGTGCGAGCAATGCGGACACGGCAGGAAATAGCGACGCTGGTCACTGGCTTCGTACTCCCGTTCGATGCTGCTCGCGCCGGCAATCGTCGGCGTCGAGACGATGAAAATCTTCCGCCGCGCGAAGGTGCGCGTGCGTGCCTCGGCGAGCGAGATGGCATCGCCCTCGCCATCGACGTCAGACGGGTAGCCATCGTCCTCATCGAGAAACAGGTAACGCACCGGCATCGAGCGAAGACCGACGGCGCTGTTGGCACCCGTCATCACCAGCACGCCGCCTCGAAACTCCTTCGCCAGGATCGTGTTGCCGGCATCGCGGCTGCGGGCCGGCGCGATCAGTTCGGCCAACACCGGCGATTCCTCGATCAGCGGGTCGATCCGCTGCTTGGAATTGCGCTTCGCCATTTCCACCGTGGGCGACACGGCCATCATCGGCCCAGGCGCGTGATGGATCACGTACCCGATCCAGTTGTTGCCCATCTCGGTCGCACCGAGTTGCGCCGCCTTCATGAACACGATCCGCTCGACCGCCGACATCGGCGACAGGCAATCCATGATCGCCTTCAGGTACGGAGTGCGGCTGGTACGCCAGCGGCCCGGCTCGGCGGACGCCTTGCTGGACAGCATTCGGTGACGATCAGACCACTCGGACACGGTCAGCAACGGATCGGGTGTCAGCCCCTCCCGCCAGGCGCGCTCGATGTCGAGCCCACCCTCGTAATCAGCATCCAGCATCAGTCCACCCGGGGGCGAACGTCGCCCAGTTCCTGCAAGTGTTCCCGCACGGCAGTCTCCAGCGCGACGTGCAGCGTGTGGGCATCGACACCGAGCTTCGATGCCATCTGGCCAGAGATGCGCGCTGGCCAGTTGAGCCAGGCATCGCGCTCGGAACGTGCCAGCTTGAAAACGTGGGCGATGGCCTGTGGCCGGTCGACCAGTTCACCCTTGAGACGAGCAAGACGTACTTTGTTGGTCTGCGCCTTGACCACCTCATTGACGGTGCGAGCCTGCAGCAACGATGTACCACCGACATTCAGCGCCGGAGCAACCGGCTCGCCGGCAGATTCCTTGACCGCAACTGTCTCAGCCCGGCGCTTGGTGCCCTCCTTGGGGGTGTCGGAATTCTTGTTCCAGTCCCGGTCGGCCCGGTCCGGGTCGATGCTGCCATCGGCCTCCGGCGTGATCCGCCCGGCACGAATGGCCTTGTGCACGGCGGTGTCCGACACCCCTCGGTGCCGGGCATAGGCGCGAATCGACAGTCCCATGATCTCCATCAAGCATTGGTGTGGTTCTCGATCAAATTGAGCTTGGCTTCGGGTTTGAACAGCGCGTTCATGTCATCACCATCAACGACGCCACAAGGTGAAAAACATGACCAAGCAAGCCAACAAAACCCTCGACCAGCAGATGCAGCAGATCGCGCTGGATCACCTGTTCATCGACACCCTGGAAACCCGCAACAGCGACCGGCTGGACTTCCACGAGGTCAGCGTATGGGCCGTCAAGAGCGCTCTGATGGCCGCCTATCAGGCGGGCCAGGCAGCCGCGCAGCGCAATTGAAATAGCAGCGGAAAGCGCTTGGCTTCACTCGCGAACAGCGCGTTCATGACCACACCATCAACCACCACGAAGGAGCATCAAATGACTACCATCCAACTGACCCCGGCCCAGCACGCCATCCTCGCCTACGCCATCGAACACACCGGCGGCAAAGTCGAGTGGTTCCCCGACAACATCAAG